TGTTGAATCGGTATGGAATCGAACTGATTAAAGAAGTCAAGCCCAATCGTGTAGACGTTGGTAAAATGCCAGCGGGAGGCGCCGGGGGGTATGCTGATATTCCCATTACCATTGAAAACGCACCCAGTACATACACAAACTATAAAGTGAAATTTAGTGATCGTTCAGCCGTAGCGGAACGTGGGGTGAATAGAAAAACTATAGAACGTGAAGTAGAAGCTTTGCTCAATAAGCAGATGAGGGACGGGAGAGATCAATTTGATGCGTTTACGGTGGAACATGTGATGAACCGGCGCAATTTGCTCAACGACTCCATCTCAGCCATTAGCCCCCTGGACGATGTGTCCCGTTCGACCCGTGCTATCCTGTCGGACCTACGGACGCAGATGGGTACTACGTTTCGGCAGCGTGTCGATGCTAACCCAAAAGCAGATGCCAGCTACCTGGGCCGGTATGAAGATGCAATGATACAACTGGATGAGTTCGAGTCGATGCTCGGTGTATCGCCGTCTACCTTAACCGGCCAAGGCAAATTTCAAGAGGGGTTTAAGACGGAATTCCAAACGAAGATGAACAAAGCTCTAACGGAGGGGCGCGAGGGCGTTTTTAAGCGGCTGCGCGAGTTAGAGGATATCGGCGGGGATAACACGATTGTGGCTCGTATGGTGGGTGCGGCGATGCAACCGCTGCTGGGCTCAGGGCTGGTCGTTAAGAGCGAAATAAGTCAGGCTTTTCGAGCCGCTGCAGGCATGGGCGCCGGGTTATGGCAGGCCCCTGCTGTGATGCTGTTTAGCCCACGAGCGGTGAATGAATTATTGATCAAAGCCTATGGGCCCAACGGCCCCACGATGGCGGGGGCTCGTGCCCAGGCACAGGCCTTAGTGCAGAGTGTTAGAGCGATGCAACCCAAGCTAAAACCATTAGGGATAGACCTAAAGGAGTTAGCTAAAGAGGGGGTGACCGTAGGGATATTACTGGAACGACTCCAAGAAACCGCCGATGCTGAAGAGCAACAGATGAGGAACTAATGGGCACAATATCTAGAGTAACGACTTGGTCAACGGGTGACACGCTAACCGCTGCGGATCTCAACGGCGAGTTCGACAACATACTATCGACCGCTAATGGCTCTCTTAATGCCGATAACCTGGGTGTTACCGCAGGGATCGCCTCAGCCCTAAAAGCGGTGGTGCTGGATGCCAACAAGGACTTTGCCGATGGCACCGGGTCTAACCAGATCCGTAACCTGACGATAAGCGGGTCGCTGGCCATAGGCACTACGTTCCTACCCGATGCTTCGGGCGGTGCTGACCTCGGTTCCGCTACGCTGGAGTGGGGCGATGTCTACATAGCCGATGACAAGTATATCAAGCTCGGCTCGGATCAGAACATCCTCATAGGGTATGACGAAACCACTACCGACTCGCTCAAAATAGCCGCCACTGAAGGGGCTGGGCTGGCCATCACGCTGATGGCTGATGAGGGCGATGATGCGGGTGACGAGTGGAAATTGAATGTAGCGGATGGCGGCGTAATAACCCTCGGTAACGATATAGCCTCCGCAGGCACCTATGTAACCCAGATGACGCTGACCCCCCATGCTACGGTAGCCAGTTCGACCGTTGGGCTGGCGGGTGGCTTGACGGTGGCGGGTGCCTCGCAGTTCAATGGCACGGTTACAGTCGGAGCGAATGACCAGGGTTACGATGTCATCCTATACGGCGATACGGCCTCGGCCCATGTCATGTGGGACACCTCGGCTGATAAGCTCCTGACGGCTGGCGGGGCCACTATCGACATCGTTAAAGACAAGCTGCTGATCGGTAGCACGGCTGTAACAACCACCGCTGCCGAGCTTAATTTCCTCGACACCGCTACGGCAGGGACCGTTGTCGCGGGGAAGGCTGTAGTGGTTGACGGCAGCAAAAATATCTCCTCGTTTGGAAATGTTACATTGACAGGCGAATTGGATGCTGCCACAGGCGATTTCAGTGGCGATGTGGACGTTGATGGAACGCTTGAGGCCGATGCGATTACGCTTGGTGGTACAGCCCTCGGCTCTTTATACAGTCCTATCGCTGGCAGCACTTCGATTGTTACCACCGGCACTGTAGGCACCGGGACATGGCAGGCCACGGCAGTAGCCTCGGCCTACCTTGACGCAGACACCGCACACTTGACTACCACGCAAACCTTTTCGGGGGCCAAGACCTTCTCAGCCGCCGCGCAATTTTCCAATACTGTAACCGTCGGGGTAAACGGGACAGGCTACGATGTGCAGCTATTCGGTGATACGGCAGGGTCCAGCGTATTGTGGGACCAGTCGGCTGATGACCTGATCCTGACCAACGCCGGGTTGGCCGTAGGCAGCGATGCGACGGGTGATGTCTACTACCGGGACGCTAACGGCTTCTTGGCGCGGCTGGGGGCCTCTACGGATGGTCATGTGCTGACAACTGGGGGAAGTGGCACAATTCCAGCCTGGGAGGCGGCACCGGGTGCGGGTAGCGGCAGCTTTAGTGGCCCCGGCAGTGCCACCGACAACGCCGTGGTGCGCTTCAATGGCACAGGCGGCGCAACGGGCCAGGACTCAGGGCTGATCGTTGACGATAGTAACAATGTAACAGGCGCGGCCAATGTAACACTATCGGGCGAACTGGATGCGGCTACGGGTGACTTTAGCGGTATCATTGACGTGGCGGGTGCGGCAACTCTCGCCAGCCTCGTTTGCACCGCAGGCGGCACGTTCGGCGGTGGTTACGGGGCGACTGGTGCAACGATCTCCACCGCTGGCGTGGGGCAATTTAATGGCAACGTAACCACCGATGGATTACTCGCTGCGGCTACGATGACCCTATCCAGCACTTCGACTATATCTGGCGATATGACGTTTGTCGATGACGCGAAGGTCACGCTTGGCACGGGTGGCGATGCGGATATTTACTACGATGGGACAGACCTCCGTGTCAATCCGAAGGTGGTGGGGTCGGGTGGGTTTAAGGTGACCGGCACCGGTCAGATGATGGAAGTCACCAGCACCAGTGCCTCGTCACATTTTGTAATCAGCAACACAAGTGAGGCACAAAACAACGATTGCTCTCTAATATTTAATGCGGTGAAGGACCAAAGCGCAGGCAGTACCTATTCAACCGCTTATATCCAAAGTCTCACCACCAATGACGGCGGCGCGTTGACGGGTGATATGAGGTTTTTTACCAACGGTGGCGATTCAAGTGGCGAGCGTATGCGGATCGACAGTGCGGGCCAAGTCGGCATTGGCGGGGCACCCAATGCTAAATTGGATGTGTATAAATCTGGTGGTGGCACCGCAGATGTGGTGACACAAATCGCGGGCTCAACAAGCACGGGGACGTTTACAAATTCCTTTGGAAACACATCTAATAGAGCCACCGTCGTGATTGGCACAGCTTATACAAGTGGTGAGGGGATTCTTAATTTGGAGTCTGGTGGCAACAGTAGATTCTTCGTTACCGCCGCGGGGTCGGTCAAGGTAGTCACCTCTCTGGCAGGTGGCCACACGTTTAATGTCCATAATCCCAATGCCACCAACCCAAGCGGTATGCAGGTGTATTTCGCCGGCACGAGTTCAGGCGATACTACGGACTATTTTGGGATTTTTGGCGATTCTGGGGGTACGAGAGCAATTCAGTATTCCAATGGCAACTGGGTCAATGAAAACAATTCTTACGGGGCAACATCAGATGTAAAATTAAAACAGGACATCGTGGATGCGCCGGGGTATTGGGATGATTTCAAGGCATTGCAATACCGTAAGTATCGACTCAAAGACGAAGTAGCACAGGACGAAAACGCAGGGACGAAAATTGGCCTCGTTGCTCAAGAAATTGAGGGTGCGTTCTCGAAACTCGTTGAAAATTCACCCGATAGAGCAATGCAAGATGTGCCAGTATACGAGCAGATTGAAAAACTTGATGCAGATGGCAACGCTGAAACGGATGATGATGGAAATATTGTCATGGTCAACAAGCTGGATGACGCTGGCAATCCGATTTCCGTTTTAGATGAGGACGGCAAAGCTATTACGAAAGAGACATTTGTTAATTTGGGCACGACGACAAAAAGCATAAAATACAGCATACTACACGGACCAGTGATGGCAACAGTTGTTCAAGAATTACAGACCCGCCTTGAAGCAGCAGAGGCTAAGATCACTGCATTGGAATCTGCGTAAATGCCACCGCGTCTTCCGCGCAGTTCGTCCGAAATCGGCTCATTCGCGGAACTTAGATCGCACTACGACACAGCGATTGCACAGCTTGACGATTGCCGCCAGATGAAGGGCGCGACCAACGAAGCACTGCGCTACAGGACGGTCGAGGTGCGCGGGGCCAAGGCCGATGCCAAGGCGGCGAAGAGTAAACTTGTAACACTGAGCAAACACCAAAAGGCCAAGGACGAGGCCAACAAGGCCGGGTATTGGTCGGGTGCAGCGGCTATAACTGTTACAATATTCTACGAAGCATTCAAGGTCGTTGGCTTCCCCGGCGGCAGGGCCTGGTCCGAGTGGTGGGGCCATGAAGCGGTATATGGGGCAATAGTATGGACGGTGACAATGTGCTTTGGCTGGGCCTACCGTGCGACGCATAGCAGTTAAGCGTGGACGAGGCCGCAGAGGAGGCTCTACGAAGTTTTGGGGCGCAGTCGGGGCTCTCGCACTTGGTGGAGCAGTATTTATGGTACTTCGTAGTCGGGTTCGCCCTGCTATTTTTGAAGGACTCGGTGACGAATGCCTTGGCCGGGATTGCGATGTTCATCGGGAGCGATTATGACGAAAATATGGTCTGTTACATCCACACCAATGGGTCACGCCGACCCGCCCGAATATCCAAGTCTACGCTATTCAGCACCTCGTTTTATTTGTATGAAATCAAAGACGGAAAAATTGAAGGAGGCACCCTGCTGACCGTGCCAAATTCAGAACTTAAATCGCTCAGAATTGAACGACCACTGGATACCCTACAATTGACAGGAGACTAGCATGAACCAGAACGAGATCACCGAGAAGATAGCCACTATGGAACAAGAGCAGGCCCGTGCCCGTGAGGCCCTCCAGAACGCCCTACAGCAGGCCGAGGAAGCCAAGGCTATGTTGCAACGCCAGCAGGGCTACTTAATCGCCCTTAGAGAGCTACAGGGCACCGAGCCAGGGGCTGATGTTAACGGGCAGATTGAAACTGACATTTTAGAGGAGGCATTAGCGTGAAACAACTACTGGAAAAAATAGGCAGTCGTAAACTTGGAGTCACTGCTATAGCGGCAGCGGCTGCAGGCACCGGGATCGTAGAATTGTCCTGGCCCTTGGCCGCAGTGTGCTGCTGCTACCTGATGTCCCAGGCTTTAGTGGACAGCAGGCCCTAAAGTTTTACCGAAGTTTTACCTTTGTTTATATTAAACGCCCCGTCCCAACGTAGGAACATGTTAGCGTGTTTCCTACAAGGACGGGGCGTAACTAGTTGATAACACAAAATTTCAGTATATGCGTTTCCCATAGATTCCCATAGGTTCCCATAAGGCCCTTAGATGGAAATGGTGTTTGACCTACGGGACCATGTGTAACGCTTATGTCGATTTATTAATTGATACTTAGGGTTTTGGTCTATGGGTAACTCGGGTAAAGTTTTACCAAAGTTTTACCACCCTACGGCTTTTGACATGGCCTCAATGGCCTCGTGTCCCTGTTCCGACCACATGTGGCTGTAGGTATCAAGGGTTTCAGTGGCTGTGGCGTGACGCATCTGCCGCTGCACAGTCTTAATATTTTGATTTTGATTGATCATAATAGAAGCGCATGTGTGGCGTAGATCGTGCAGAGTATGGCTATCGTCAATACCAGCCCTTTGACAAGCCCGTTTAAAAGCCTTGGATAACCGATCTCCCGTATCCAGATTCCCAGCCTCGCGCCATTCATCAATATGGGGGCCCCGGTGAAACCTCGTTTCCACAGGCCAGATAAAATCGTTCCGAAATGAATTAGTCGCGGTGTTTTCATCAGACGTTTCCACATTCAAGGTCAAGGTAGCCGGCCAAGTCGCTGCGGCCAGTGAGATAGCCGCAACATGACGAATCTGCTCTCGTAACAATTGCCCTAGCCGATCATCCAAAAACACTGATTGTGCTGAGGCTTCAGTTTTTGGGCTAATAGCGGCTCGGTTTCGATTGTCAAAATTGCCATACTCTGGGCATATGTCGTACTGAGATTTGTCCCATTCAATCAACGATTCTCGCATCATCATCAATTCACTTTTGCGCAGGCCGGTGCCAATAAAAATGGCATGTCTGCGGTATTCCGTATCGTTTTCACTAGCATCTAGCAACGCTTTGATCAGGTCAATATTCAGGTGCTTGACCCGTGTCTCAGCTACTCTTTTGCGTTGTAGCTTGACCGTAGAGGCCTTAGCCGGGTTGCGGGTGATCCAGCCCCACTCTACGCCGGTTGTAAAGACCCTACGACACAGTGTTAGCGTTGAACTGCGCGTTTCCCAAGCGTAGCCAGAGAGGTGCGAGAGCCACTGCGTGATGTGCTGGGGGCTTATGCTGTTAAGGCGTAAATGCGACAGATTAAACACGTTGCCCTTAGTGTCCGTATAGTCTCGCGTCACCATCGACAACGCTGTTTCATATGCTTTGATTGTTGCGCTTTTGCCCAAGGTAGGTAGTACGGTCTCGGCCCATGTAGCGCATAGTTCGCCAAAGGGTTTACGGCCATGCGTTGTCAGATCGCCCTTAGCATACTGTTGGGCTATTTTGCCATCGTAACTTGTGCGCTGTTTCTCGGTCGATATTTTACGGCCCGTTTCGGGGTCGAGGTCCGGTATGCGAACCTGGGTCCGTTTCCCGTCAACTACGTGCCGGGAGTACCAATACGTTCGGCCCTTCGCCTGCTGCTTGATTACGGTCATTTGCGATATCCTCCTGGGATAGATTCGGGGTATGGATTGCAGAGTTGGGTATTCTCCACAATTTTCCTTTTTTGATACCGGCCAGTTCGCCTGCGCGTAACCAATTATAAACGGTGCGCTGGCATACGTCTAGGTACTGAGCGACATACGCTGGGCTGTGGTAGGTCTCTCGTTTAATTAACGCCATATGTAATCTCCTTTTTTCTGCGTTTTTTGCGCTGCGAAGGACATTCCACGCCTTCGCGCCTGCAGGCCCTAGCAAACACACCCCCGGTCGATAGCCCCATCGCATAAGCGGCTGCATCGTCCGTGTTATACATCCGCGCCACCCGCTCTAGCTGTGCCGAGGTTAACTTATTAACCAACACCTGACCCACTATACACCTCTCATCTTATTGTCATGGCCCGTGTCCACGTACCAGATCGTTTCACCCACATTGAATTCCAGTCCTTCGATTAACTCGCCGGTTTCTTCAAAGTGCTTCTTGGCCCTGGGCTTGTCGGGCGTGTAGGTAGCGTTGCACCACTCTTTAGGGACCATCTCATCATCGATCACCGTAGTGCTGAGAGAGCCCTTTTGGCGTTTAAGAGTGCCGTTAATGAGCCTGCGCGAGGCCTTATCGCCGGGGTTGTTCTCCGGTCGCTTGAACCATGCCGAAACCGAGGCCTGCAGGCGCACGATCTGAGCCCGTATGATATCTATCTCACGGTCGCGCCACTGCGTAGCCTCTTCGATCTGAGTCTTGGCATGGGCTTGGGCCCCAGCCCACTCATCACGTAGCTCAGAGATTTCCCGCAAATTATTTTCCACATCACTCATGTCCTCGCATTCATCGAAGCCGGGCTGCAGTTCATCCATGACGGTTTCCGTATCCAAATCGTTTCTCCAATAATTCATCTAGCTCTAACAGATGCCGCAGATATTCGTTTTGCTTCATCCGGGCCCTCTGCGCTGCGGCCTTAAATTTCCAGGCGAACTCGGTATCGACTCTAAAGTTCAAGCCCTGCTTCTGGGGTTTCTCCTCCATCGGTCGTTCTCCTCTCGGTGTGGTGGGTACGGTATTGCGATATGGCTTGGCGTGTATGGTCGCTGGTCTCCTCGTGCTTGTGGATCTTGGCTATAAACGACCACATATGCCCGATCTGATTGGACTGGGCTATAACTACGCCCTCCAAGTGCTTGTTGTAGGCCGTTACATTTTTGACCTGGGTGGCGGTTAAGGCTTTAGTCATCGCTCAGGCACTCTGCAACAGTTTCCCTTAGGGTCTCTATGTCGTGCGAGTCCAAATGCTGAGACAGGTCAAACGTGGTCCCTTCGATAATAGCCGAGAGGATTAATAGCTCTGGATACTCGGCAGGCGTTTCCAGTGTTTGAGGATAATACCGCCCCTCGACCTCGTAGCTGACTTTAAGATCCAAATCAAAATTCAACGTGATGGGTATCTCGTGGCTCATGGTGTGTCCCTCGGCAGGGTGGACATAGGATGGAGATCCGACTGCGGCGCCCAGTATGTTGACCGGCCATACTGATCGGCTCGTTTGTATTTTTCGTTCTTGATATCAGTGCCCTTCATCCAGCCCGGCAACCGCACCGTCATGTCTTCGACAATGGCCAGGACAAACGGTTTGTCATCCTTGGCTTCGGGCTTGATGATCAGATGGCCACCCAGCACGGGGGTGGTCTTGACCTCGAATTCACCCGCCACATCCACGGCCTCTAAATTACCCACGTTGCCATCGTAGAATTTGCCCAGGTATTTAGCCACAGCGTATTCACCCACCGCACCGAGGATATAGTTCGCACTCTCATCAGCCTTCTTGACCGACCAATGATGGCCTACGCCTCTAGTATGTTTGTATAGCTCATTCATCGCAGCGATGGAGTGACAAGTGATAAAGTCATGCCATTTTAGCTTAATGATGACAGGTGCGGCTGTGATCTCCCCAGTCACATATTCGCCGTCCTCGTGTCCCTTGTGTCCGATGGTAGAATTTCTACCGCACGAGGATGACGAGACCACACCTGTCATCAAATCCCACCGGGTCACCTACGCAGCCTCTGTAACGGGCCTACGCTCGGCCAGTAGTTCAGCGGCTAGTGACTCAGCCTGCTCCAGTTGGCCCTCGCGTCCTTCACCGGCCAGCCCATGCTCATCCATCATCGCCGTCAAAACTTTAGGGATGACCTTCATCTCGTAGGGATTTTCATTATCCAGATCAAATGCTTTGTAGAGGTGCCTACGGATCGATATAGCCATGGCCTCCTCCTGGCGCATACGCATTCGCCAATACGATATGGGGCGTTTCGTCTTCGGCTTCTTGGCATACTCCACACTCGCAATAGCCTCTTTAGCCTTTACCCGCTCGGTCAACTGCGCCTGATTCGCTAGCGTTACCAATTGACCGGGGTGGGGGTGGAACCGCTCATCACTGAGCATGTAGGTATCGATGGCCCTCAGCCACCACTCATCGTCCAACTGGTTGACCTGTTTCCACCAACGCTTGATGAGGTCTTGATCGGGTTTCCATGAATATTCACTTCGCAACAACGAAATCCCCGATACAAATGCGTCCTGGCTCAGGCTAGCTGAGATCGATTCCTTGTAGGGGGTCTGAGTTGGCTGTGCTACTGCGCTGGTTAAATCCATTTTGCATATCCTCTCTGATAACCTCCCAGGTCCACATCTCTGGGTAGCTTCTGCTGCGTGTGCGGTATTTAGTGGGGGATTTGATAAAGCCGTTTGGCACCCAATTTCTTAAGGCGTGGCTGTTTATGGCCGCTATATCATCCCAGCTTAGTTTGTCGATACGCACCATCTCATCAAATGTCTTCGCCCAGGCCCTCTGCTGGTGCGCTGAAGGCTTCGACTTAACGACCTCCATCCATTCCGCTACGCAGACTAACGCCCCATCAGAGGGGGTATAAGACGCTCGTTTCGACATGCGATAACAGGCTTGGCATAGCGTTTTGCTATAGAGCGGACGCAGGCAATTTTCACTAGTACATCTGCCGTTTTTTACTAGTTCAGACGAATAAGTACTTAAACCAGTACTAGGATTACTAGTACTAGGATTACTAGTACTAGGCTCTAGGTTTGTACTAGTATTACTAGTGCTAGTACTAGGTACTCCGTTTTGTACTAGTAATTCTGGTTCATTACTAGTACGTTTGGCTGAAAATTGTACTAGTTCAGAGGTCGATTTTACTAGTACATGCACTGGTTCAGTAGCCTCTTCTACATCAATTCGTATCACGATATTCATCGCATAACCCGCTCTTTAAACCGAGGGTCAGTTTGCGTGTATTCGCAATATTCATCGTCAATTACTCTTTTGTAGCGATAATGCTGGGCCCAATCGTATACGATTTTAGGTTTGCGCGAATCGTCGAGATGGTATCGGCTATTTATGTATAAACGGTTGATCCAATCCCACTCTTCTTTTGTCATTATCTCTTTAAGATTCATTGCGACTCCAGATCGATCACAATCCGAGGATTGTCACGGTCGAGGACAAACACATCCTCAAAGCTGTGGATGTATTTAGGGGAGTCATCGGGGATGATACCGGCCTTTACCAGGCCGTCTAATACATACTTCGTTGCGACTCCGCGCAGGTTGTCGGGATCGCGTTTCATGTTGGGCATGTGCCAAGTAAATCGCAGACGCACTGGAGGAGTTTGCGCCTGCAATTTACCGGCTTTAGCTTCGGCCCATACCCGGTTAGTCCACGCCTTTTTTTCGTTGGCATAGAGCGACCAGTGCCGCTTGGCATTGTTGACCGTCTGGTTCATACTGGGCCAATCACCCGTCAGGATTAATTGTTGTGGATTCGACATAGCGATCTAATTCGGATTGATGAATGCGTATGAGCTTTGGGCCTACGCGACTAGCCTTGATTTCGCCCTGTGCCACCAATCGTTCCACGGTGACAGGCACTACACCCAGCCGGTGGGCAACCTCTTTGATTGAATACCACTCGCGTGTGACTATCTCTGTCACATCGGGTTTCCTTTGATCCCTAGAAGGGGAGATCATCCTCATCCTCCGTTGTTGCGGCCTTAACTACCTCGCCATCCAACGCCTCTACGGCCGTAGCCACAGCTACTGCAAATGCGTCCTTGGGCAACTTAGCCGATTCAATAAACAGCGAGTTTGCGCTGGCTCTGACATTCTCCCAATAGGCGTTATCGGGTTCCCAGCTATCGCCGAGGCTATTGGTAAAGGTCTCGTTCCAAATGCTCTGGCTCAGTCCCAGAGCCCAAGTGTATCGCCGGGTTATATCGTCCGTTGTTTTGCCGTTGGGTGGTGCCTGTTTAGCAGAGGGGGTATCGGCCTTGGCCTGCGTCTTCTCAGCCTTCTCGGCAGGCTTGGCCTGCTTGGGGGCCGGTCCACCGAAGTCAGGCATCTCTA